GTTCCTTTGGAGCCTCATAAGGGTCTTGGTTTTGTGAAAGGTACGACCCTTCCGCCCACTACCACTACGTCGCCTTTAGCAGTTGCTAGCTTAGGTGCTGGTTTGTCGTTGAGTGACGTAGCCCTTGCTAATCCTGCAAGTTGGCCTTCTGAAGACGAAGTTCTTAAAATGGCTCCGTATGACGCGAAAGTTCTGTGCGCACGTATGAGTGGAATTCGGATGTTCCAACCTCATGACGAAGTGCGCAGAGCATATTTGTGTAATTTGTTAGAGTCTGTGTATAGTAAGACGTCTGAGAAGACCAGTTCCTCTTCGTTCCCTGGGGATGTACAACAATCTACCGAGAGTATTCGAAGTATTCTTGAAAATTGTTTTACCCAGTGGCAAGAATCACCACGACATTTCCGGTTGGGAATGGTGCTGTGTCTAATTTGTGTACTCATGCTTTCCTGGTATGCTTATGACCGGATGCAAGCTGATGAGGATGACGATGAAGACGAGACCGATGAGGCCCGGCGTCATTTCAAGCAATCGAGAAGAGCGCGTGTGACGAAGAAGAATATTCATGATTATGCTGAGCTGGATAAACCTGATCCGGCTCCTGCGGTAGTTGGACGTAAAACACTTGATCCCGATAAAGATCGACCACTTGGCGATATGTTGAGACGTTTGCCTGATAAGCAAGGCAAGTATCTTGACACTAAAGTCGATTGGGCAGCTTTAGCGGAAGAGGAGCAAGAAACGAAAGCAGTTAAGACTGTGCCACCCGTTCCGGCGAACGTTGTCGACGCTAAGAAGACTAAGAGTCAGATTAAACGTGAGAAAAAGCGTGCGCGTGAAGCACGTTTAGCGGCCTCGAAAGAGGATGCAGAATGTGCTTGTGATGATGCTAAGCTAGTTTCTCGTGTTGAAAAACTCGAACAAAAAGAGTCTACTATGCGTGACAGCAAAGTTTCCGTTGTAACTGGTGAAATCTTACCTATTCGAAATGGCGCTGGAGATTCCTGGAATAAGGAAGGTCGCGCCTTTTGTTCCGGTGGTTATGTTGTGACCGCATGGCATAATTTAGGTCAAGATGAGCATGGTTGGGTGAAAGCCCCCGACGGTAAATGGCACGATATTGCCTTTGTTAAAATTGGTGAAGATATCGCGCAATCGAAGAAGACGTCGCCTTTTCAGTGGAAGTCGTTGAAGTGTCATCCGACTTCTTTGAAAATTGGTGATCATATTATTTGTCGTTACAGTCGTGATTTACTTTCACCTGGACAAATAGTTTCTTTGCGAACCGCCGGTAAGAGAATCGAACATAATGCAACTACATTTGGTGGTTGGTCTGGCAGTCCGCTTGTGTTTGGCGGTACAGTTGTCGGTGTTCATGTTGCTACTAATACTGCTTTGGGAGTGAATGTTGCAGAACCACTTCCTTTAAACTTTCTTGCCCCTGGGGGATTCCGGAGCGTTGGTTCTACGGAACCAAAGCGGATCTAAAGTTCGGTACCTTACAGGGGTTTGGACGTGTTAAAAGGCATGCTGTGCCTAAGACGCAATTCCAAAAAGACCCCATTGTCTCCGAGGTTCTTGGAGACCCTCCTACTGACTTCTATCCTGCTCCCATGGGGTTTGACATTGAGCGTAAACAAGTGGAGCTGTTCAAGTTCCATGAGGAACGCGATTATTATCCTGATGACTTATTGATGCATGCCGTTGAGATTTTGCGTGATATGTACAAAGTTGATCGTGCTGTCTTGCCTATTATGACTTATGAGGATGCTAAGGCGCAAATGCGGCGTGAGTGTTTGCACTCATCTGCTGGTGTGTATTGGCATTCCCGGAAGATTATGACAAAAGGTGAACTAGCGGCACTTGATCCTGGTGCTTTCCGTCAAGGAGTTCATGCGTATCTTAGGGGCGAGCATCGATGGTTCCCGTGGTCTTTAGCGCTTAAGGATGAAATTCTTAAAGTTGAGAAAGTCATAAATCGCGATACTCGTTTGTTCACTGTTGCGCCCCCTGAGCACTATCTTGCTTGTTTGATGGTGTTCTCCCCTTTTTGCGACACTATTTACTCTAGCAGTCGTAGTAAACCCATCATGGTTGGTTTAGGCACAAAGTACGGGTTATGGCAGGAAGTAATTTCTGCGCGTTTCCAAGGAAAATGCTTATCTATTGATGGGAAAAAGTACGATACGCGTCTTGTTGCATCTTTACTTTGGTACGCGAGTTTGGTCTTACAGGATCATGTTGCGGACGAGTATAAGAAAGCGGCTGATGTGTTAGTTACTGAAACTATCTACGCACTGCTAGTTACATTTAGTGGCGTTGTTCTCGCAAAACACGGTGGCAACGCCTCTGGTGGTTACTTAACGCTTGTTTTAAATTGCCTTGCGCAATTATTGTTATTGATTCGCTCTAACTTAAAACGCTGCGGTTGTACTATCGGAAGGACGTTAGTCCCTGGTATAGTTGGTGATGATGGAACATATTGTCTTAATGGTTGTAAATTGACCACAGAAGATTTAATTTTTGATTTCGGTGAGTATGCCACGATATTGAAAGATGTTGAAGAGCATTACTCGCTGGACACTATTAAATTTTGTGGTATTTCTATAGTCAATGGACAATTGATACCGCGTGAAGGGAAGTTTTATGCTTCTATCTTCTATCGCCGAGGTCGTTCAGTCTCCTTCGATTATCAGCGGCTTCTTAGCCTTTGGAAAGAGCTCTTCCAGAATAGAAAGTATGGAAAAAGAGTTCTCCGTGTTTTGCGTGTTTATCAGCAGAAGTTTGTGGACCTCGATGAAGTAGAGTTTTCTATTGAAGAGTGTTTATTCGAGAGGTATGGAGTGGTAGATCCTAAAACATGTGCCACTTTAAAAACAACTTACGCTGGGCTGTTAGATACACTCCAGTCCAACGTTCGTATTTTCTCAGAGTATATGCCAATTCGTACTTCTGCTGGTCGTCGTGCACGTCGACGTCGTTATCGTGCTTCTCGTGCATCTCGTAGCCGAGGCGGCCCAGTTTCTTCTCAGCGTCCTTTGCGTGTTGATCGCAGCGTGTATAATCCTATACCTCGCCGTGCTCCTACTTTTAACGCTGTATCGAGGGAACAAGTTGGTGGTCTTGGTGGCTCTAGACGCGCGAGAAATCGTGGTTCGCGGAGTGTTGGAATGATAACTTCAGGTGTTTCTGTGTCTGAGTGCACGTGGGATTTTGCAGCTGCTTTGGAAAATCCGCGTGATGGCCCTCTTGCTTGTCTGCCTGCGGGTATGCCAGGCAATACTGGTCGTCTGCGATGTGTTGCAAAGAATAGTGGAACGCTCAATGCTAATGGCGAAGGATTTATTTACTTTTGCCCTGGCAATATGATTGCGAATGATGTTGCATTTGCTTATCGTACGGGCACCACTTATGCTACTTCCCCACCTGCTTTTGCGACGACAGGTACCGGTGTTGCTACTGCTGGCGTTAGTAACTCCCCTTATGCAAGTTCCGCTATTAGTACTGTCGGTGTGAGATATCGTCTTGTCTCTGCTGAGGTGCGGTGCACCTTGGTGTCTACTGGCATGAACCAAAGTGGTTTTGCGTATCCGATTGAGTCCCCAAATCATGCTAGTATGACCGGCATGACGAGTGATGTTGTTGCGGTTCAGCAAGGCGTTGAAGCTCATAATGTTGCTTATGGAAAATGGATCAGTGTCAAGTGGCGTGGCCCTACTGACCCCGAGCAGCTTGATTTTCAAAATTCGCTTAATGCCTACACTTTTTGTATGGGTATTATGTTGTTGAATAGCACTAATGGTAATGCTGGGTCGACTTTTTTGAGTGAATATTACGCCACTTTTGAAACAATTGGTAATCCTGTTTTGAATCCCATTCCGACTACTATGGATCCTACTGGTTTTGCGCATATTTTGACGCGCTTGCAGTCTGTTGGACCACAGGCTATGCAGCGTGTTACTTCCAACTCGTTTTGGGCAACTTTGATTGAAGGAGTCGGTCGTCAAGGCTTGGTTGAGCTTTCTCGTTCACTCGCTTCAGCTGCTCCAGCCGTTGGTGCAATAATTATGCGGACTATGGGTCCGAGTCGTCTGCGTACCGG